GAGCCGAAACCCAAGACCGGATCTCCGCAGGATGCCCGGATCGCGCCGCTAGAGGCGTTCCTGGCCTTCCCGGACAAGGAACACGAGTTCGGCGTCTGGCTGCGCGCCTTCCTCGAGGATATGTTCGTCATCGACGCCGCTACCATTTATCCGCGGCCGACGATCGGCGGCCAGGCGCGAAGGAACGGGCGAAATTCACCGGACGACGCTGGCGCCGTTGCGATCCTCGACGACCTATATTCTCTGGACCTGCTGGACGGCGCGACGATCGTCCGCAAGGTCGACAACGGCGGCCGCACGCCCTTGCCGCCTTCCGTCGCCTATCAGCAGGTGATCAAGGGCCTGCCCGCGACCGACTACACGCGCGACGACCTGCTGTATCTGCCGAGGAACTTTCGGACGCGGCGCCTTTACGGATATTCGCCCGTCGAGCAAATCATAACGACGGTCAATATCGCGCTGCGCCGCCAAACGGCCCAGCTTCAGTATTACACCGAGGGCAATATCCCGGACGCGCTGATCGGTGTGCCCGCGACCTGGAACCCGGACGAAATCAAACGCTTTCAAAGCAATTGGGACGCGATGCTCGAGGGCGACACGGCCCAGCGCCGCCATGCAAAGTTCGTCCCCGGCGATATCGCGAAAAACTACGTCCCCACCCGCGAGACGATGATCAAGGACGAATACGACGAATGGCTCGCGCGCGTCGTCTGTTTCGCCTTCAGCATCCCCCCGACGCCGTTCGTCAAGATGATGAACCGCGCCACGGCCGAGACCGCCATGAAGCAGGCGGCCGAGGAAGGGATTCAACCGCTGCTGAAATTCATCAAGGGCGTCATGGACCGGATTATTCGGGTCTACATGAAGGCGCCCGATCTTGAGTTCGTCTGGGTCGACGATGAAAAGATCGACGAGGGCGCGCTCGCGACTTCGAATGACGTCTATCTGAAGAACGGCAGCAAGTCGATCGACGATATTCGGGCCGACCTGGGCCTGGACGCGATCGGCATGGGGAACGCGATTTACACCCAGCGCGGTCCTATTCTGCTGGCGGACTTCCTCGACCTGTCGCCCGAGGACCGGCTGAAGCTGGTCGGCCTGAATTCAGGTCCGGAAATCGACCCGCTGACCGGTCTGCCGAAACAGCCATTCGGCGGCGGCCAGCCGGCCAACGACAAGTCGGGAAAGGACGGCGCCCCGGCAGGCGGCGGGACCTTTCGCAAAACGCGCGGCGCATAAGGTCGTGAAGCCCGCTAGGATCGACGGCGCGAAACTCGACAAGGTCAAGGCTGCATACGTCAAGGCGATCACCGCCGCCTGGCCCAAGCTCGCGCGCGACCTGGCGACACAGATCACCGCCGCCATGGGAAAGATGGCAAAGGCCCAGAACCTCGACGAAAACGCCGACCCCGATCAGTCGGCCGATATCATTCTCGCGTCGCTGGATTTTTCCGCCTGGCAAATCCTGATCGACCCGACCGAGGAACAGCTTGCTTCGGTCCTCGAGGACGCGGGCAAGGCGGTCCTGGCGCAGCTTGGCGTCACGGCCACGAACGCACTCGACCAGGTCCACCAGGACGCGCTCGACTACGCGCAGGCCCGCGCCGCGGAACTCGTCGGCATGAAGCAGATCGACGGCGTCTGGATCGAGAACCCGAGCGCGAAATGGGCCATCACCGAATCGACCCGCGACATGATCCGCGGCACGGTTTCCCAGGCGATCAACGAAGGCTGGTCGCGCGACCGCCTTGCTACCGAACTCGAAACGACATATTCCTTTAGCGAAGCCCGCGCCGAGACCATCGCGCAAACTGAACTCAACCGCGCGAACTCGACCGGGGCCATGAACGGATATCGCCGTTCCGGGGTCGTGTCGAAAAAGGTCTGGCTGCTGTCGAACGACTACGATGCAAAGGACGACGACGGCCTTTGCGAGGACAACGCCGACCAGGGGCCGATCGGCCTCGACGAGAATTTCGCTTCCGGGGACGATGCGCCCCCAGCCCATATAAATTGCCGATGCGACGTCGCGGCCATTGTGTCCGACGATAGCCAAGAGGAAGGCGACGACTCATGAACGGCATTCTCATCCCCCTTCGCAAGGTCAACGCCGCCCAGCGGACCGTCGAGGCCAGCATTGACGAGACCCCGGATCGCTCGCGCGAGGTTTTCGACTACGCGACGTCGAAGCCGTATTTCGAGCAGTGGTCGGCCGACATGCACAAGGCCAGCGGCGGCAAGTCTTATGGCAACGTCCGCGCCATGCACGGCATGACGGCCGCGGGCCGGGTCGACGCCATCGCCTATGACGACATGGGCAAGAGCATCAGTTTCGTCGTGCACGTCGTCGACGACGCGGAATGGGCCAAGGTAGAGGCCGGCGTCTATACCGGCATTTCCCCCGGCGGCCGGTTCATGAAAAAGTGGAACGACGTCGCGGACCCGAGCCTCAAGCGGTACACGGCCGGACCGTCCGAAATCTCCCTCGTCGATATGCCCTGCATCCCCTCGGCGACCTTCAGCATGGTCAAGGCCGACGGTTCGACGGAAATGCGGAAATTCGCCGCGCGCGCTAACCTATCGCAGGTCTGGGCCACGGGCGACGGCAAGACCTTCGGCCAGAAGGCCGACGCGGAACGCTACCAGGAATTGCTCGACGCCAACCCGAAGGCGCTTGAGCCCTCCGCGGCGCGCGACGCGCTGGCGAAGGCGATCGAGACCGGGACCCTTGCCGACGTCGAAGGCGCGCTGGCGAAGGCAGTTGCCGACCACAAGGCCGCCGACACGCTGGCGCCCCATATCGCGAAGCTGGCCGAACTGCCGGCCGACGTCCTGGCGAAGGGCGACAAAATCGCGATCGGCAAGGCGATCGGCCTCGACAAGGCCGAGGACCTGCCGGTTCTGGAAGCCGCCATGGCCAAGGCCGCGCGCGATGGCGTGAAGGGTAAGGCGCCGGTCGCCGACCCGGCCAAGGCTGCCCTTGTGGCGGCCGCCGGCGGGGCGCTGGCGAAGGCCATGGGCTCGGCCGCGCCGACAGACCTCGCGAAGGCACTGGCCACGGGCGACCTTAAAAAGGCCATCTGGAACGTCACGGACTTCGGTTCCGTAGTCATGTCGATCACCTATGCGGCCAGCAGCGCAGCCTATGAAGCCGCCGAGGAAGGCGACGCCTCGCCGATCCCGGGCCGGCTCAAGAAGCTGGCCGTCGACGCCGCCAGCATCTTTGCCGATTGGGCGGCCGAAGAATCGAACGAAGCCGTCAAGGGCTACATGGACACCAGCGACGTTGTGGTCGTGGTCATGGAATTGGCCGCCAAGCTCGGCGACATGGCGAAGGCCAGCGGGAAGCAGACGGGCGCGAACAAGGACCGGCTGCAGGCCATCCACGATCACGCGACCAACATGGGCGCGGACTGCAGCGGCATGGGTAAGGCCGCGCCGACCGAGGAAATGAAAAAGGCCGCGGCCCTGGCCCCGGTCGTCCAGGAAATTCTTACCCTGGCGAAGGCCAACGGCGCGAAGGGCGACGAGGAACTGGGCGCCTGGGTTAAGGGCGTGGTCGACGGCCTGGCGAAGGCCAAGGCTCGCGTGACCGAACTCGAGGCCCTGCCGGCCGCCGCCAAGGGCGCGCTCAATGGCACGGCCGTCACCGTGACCAAGGAACAGGACGGCGCTTCCACCATGGAAAAGGCCGCCGGCGACGAGACGATCGACGATATGGCGAAGCGCCTGGCGGCCATGCCCGAGGAACAGCGCGCGGCGGAAATGATCAAGCTCGCGCACAAGGCCGGCGGCATGCGGACCGTACCGGCGACGACGCGCTGACGAATTCGGCGGCCGGGGACGGTCGCCCGGGCCCGGGGACGGGACCAAAGCCAATAGCGGCCTTTGGCAAGCCACACCGCCCGTTGACCTCTGAGGGGGCCGGGCTGACAAGGGGCTAATCCATGATCGACAATCTCACGACAGAAACCCTAGCCAAGGTCCGGGCGGCGCTCGCTCAGTCCTGGCAGAAGCCCGCCGACGACATTCTGGCCAAGGCCTGGCTACAGTCCGGCTCGGCGACCTCGGGCCTGACGGCTTATGACCTTGAGGCGCCAGCGAAGCTCCTGTACCCGGTCCTGACGCCGCTCCGCAACATCATCCCGCGGGTCACCGGCGGCGTCGGCATTCAGGCCAATTGGCGCGCGATTACGGGCGTCAATACGACCCTGCTGGAGCCCGGCGTCGACCAGGGCAACCGCGGCGGCGTGATCACCTCGACCACGGCCGACTATCTGGCGGCCTTCCGCGGCATCGGCCTCGAGGATTACGTCACGTTCGAAGCCCAATACGCGGGCGCGACCTTCGACGACGTTCGCGCGCGCGCCGTCCAGGGCTTGCTCCGCTCGCTGATGATCGCCGAGGAGCAGCTTTTGCTCGGCGGCGACACGTCGTTCCCGCTCGGTCAGACGGGGACGCCGACCGTGACCGATGGCACGACCGGCGGGACTTTCGCGTTCAATACGACCTATAGCGTGATTTGCGTCGGCCTGACGCTGAACGGCTACGCCACGGGCGTCGTCGGGGCAAATGGCGTCCGGTCCCAGGTTTCGCGGGTCAATGCCGACGGCTCGGTCACGGTCTATGGCGGCGGCGCGGCGAAGCAGTCGGCTGCGGGCTCGGTCACGACGGCCAACGATTCGAACAATACCCACACGCTCAAGGTCTCGGTCACGGCCCAGACCGGCGCTCTCGGCTATGCGTGGTATGCCGGTCTGGCGGGTTCGGAAAAAATCTGCGCCATCACGACCCTCAACTCCGCGATCCTCACGACCCCGGCCGCGGCGGGCAACCAGACGGCGGCGAGCCTGGGGACGACCGATTGGTCCCAGAACTCGACCGTTTTCGACGGCCTGCTTTACCAGGCCTTCAAGTCCGGTTCGAACGCCTACGTCAAGTCGCTGGCGACCGGCGTCGTCGGCACGGGCACGGCGCTCACGTCCGACGGCGCGGGCGGCATTACCCAGTTCAACGACCTGCTGAAAGACCGCTGGGACAATTACCGCCTGTCGCCCGACAAAATCTGGGTGTCGAGCCAGGAAATGCAGAGCCTCAATAAGCTGGTGCTTTCGAACGCGAACTCGGGCGCCCAGCGGTTCAACTTCACGGTTGAACAGGGCCAGATCACCGGCGGCGTCATGGTCAAGGCCTATCTCAATCCGTTCACGATGAACGGCGCCAAGGCGATCCCGGTCGAGATCCATCCGAACCTGCCGCCGGGAACGGTCCTGTTCGATACCGACACGATCCCCTATCCGCTGTCGAACGTCGGCAACGTGAAGCGGGTTCTCTGCCGGCAGGATTACTATCAACTCGAATGGCCGCTCAAGACCCGCAAATACGAGTACGGCGTCTATGCGGACGAGGTCCTGCAGCACTATTTCCCGCCCGCGCTGGGCGTGATCACGAACATCGCCCCGGCGTAAGCTCGGGCGCTGTGACGGCGCTTTCCCTCTGAACTCCCCGGGCGGCTTCGGTCGCCCGGGCCCTTTATCGGGCAACCCACAAAGCGAGGTTTGAAATGCCTACCAATATGAGAGTCCCCAAGGGCTACCGCGGCACGGTTTCGCATGGCGGCAAGGAATACAAGCCGGACGCCAACGGGATCGTGTCGGTTCACGATACGGCGGTCGACGACCTGAAGGCTCACGGCTTGCATGTCGCCACCGACCAGGAGCCGAACGACGCGCCAGATGCGCCAGACGTCAAGAAAATGAACAAGGCCGACCTGCTGGCCTATTGCGAGGACAATTCGATCAAGGTCTCGGACAGCGCCAAGGTCGAGGACCTGCGGGCCCTGGTCCAGGCGGATATCGACAGCAAGGCCGATTGATCAATGGGCGACCTGACGACGCTTTCCGCGGTTAAGTCGTATTTGGGGATGCAGGGCGTCCCCATTACGGCGATCACGAAAGCGAACCCGGGCGTCGTCAGCGCACCCAATCACAACCTGCGAAACGGCGCGCAGGCAATGATTTCCCAGGTCATCGGCATGACCGAGATCAACCTGGTCCCGTTCTCGACGACCGTCATTGACCCGAATTCGTTTTCGGTCGGCTTCGATACCTCGGCTTTTACGCCATACGCGAGCGCGGGAATCGTCGGCCAGGACGACGCCCTGCTGCAGCGGCTAATCACGGCGCTGTCGGCCTGGGTCGAGACCTATTGCAACCGCCATTTTCTCGCCGCCGATTACGTCGAATCCTATAACGGGCTTGGCGGCTCGCACCAAAAGCAAGTACTCAAGAATTTCCCGATCATTTCCGTCGCTGGCGTCGGCATCAACGGCACCGTCGTCCCGGCATCGGCATCGCCGAACCTGCCGGGCTTCGCCTTCGACCAGTCGACGATCTACCTGCGGAGCTACGGGTTCAGCGCCGGATATCAGAACGTCCAGATCAGCTACCGGGCCGGCTATGCCACGATCCCGACCGATCTTGAGCAAAACGTGATCGGCCTGATCGCCTGGCGCTACCGGGAAAGCAAGCGGATCGGCGAGACATCGAATTCGCTCGGCGGCGCGACGACCGTAAGCTGGGCCATCAAGGACATGCCGCCGGACGTGCTGACGGGCCTTCAGCAATACAAGTCCTGGTTTACCCCCTGATGGCTGACGGGGTGATCACCGGCTATCTGCTCGGCCAGCGCGAA